GTATCGGTGACGCGTTTTCTCCGCCGCGAGCTCGCACCACCGTGCGCTCCTGGATCAACGCGTGCACACTCCCTGTTGAGGATCTTCCGCTTGTCGCCGCTCCTCCGCCTCCTTCGCCGTCATCCTCTCAGCCTGTGCCGTCTCGTGCGCGTTCTCTTGCACCGGGTATTCCTGAGCACGCGCGGCAGCGAATTGCAGCTTTAGCTCCCGTGGCGCGTCGGTATCGGGCGCGGACGAATCCGAATTCGCCAATCGGGCAGGCGCACGCGGATCTGACCGCGCTGTGTCGGGAGCTTCACTCGCATGGCGTGCCGATTCGCGCGCTCGCGAACGCGGCTGGCGTGACGTACCGCGCGATGTCTGTTCGAGTCAAGTAATTTAGTAAGACAAGCAGTATGCCTCGCGCCTCCGCGCGAATGAACCGGAAAGGGAGCGCCCAGAGATGTCAACGCTCGAGGAGGCCGATTTCGGAGTGATCGTGTGGACGAATCCTCGAGCGGCGTTCTCGTCTCGTGCTCGGTACCTGGTCGCGGTGACGGGTGAGCGTACGGGTCGCCCTCTTGCTCGTCCGCTCGTCGCGCTTCGCCGCGAGCCATCAACGGCTGGCTGCGCGGTGATGTTGTCCGGTGATGACGTCTCATACTGGTTGAACGCGAACGCGGCGGGTGTCGCGCTGGCGACTGAGTCCCGTCCGGTGATTGTTCCGATTCCTCTTGCTCGAGCGTTTCTCGGGTGGGAGATGTTTGAGATCTCGAGCAAGTGAGCGGGTGCCTGCGGTGAAGGTTGTGTCCGACGTGTTTCCGGCGATTGTTGTCGCGGCTCCGTCTGGCTCCTTTGGCGATTACACGTTGCTGGGCACGGGTTCTTCGCGCCCTTCCGGTGCGATGGGCGTTGATCGTGCGCGGATCATCGTGTTCGAGGAGCTGGTGCTTGTCGCGGTTGACGGCGTTGCGGGCAACGGGCCGCAGCTCGTGTTTCGTGAGGGTGTGCGCGCGGTGAATCTTTCTGGTTCCCGTGACGTTGATTCTCAGCTCTTGACGGAGTCTGGTAAGGGTCTCGCGTTTCGCCGGCAGGATAATTGCGGCTGTGGCAGCCGGCTACGCGCGTGGAATCCGTATAAGACGCTCAACTCGATTAAGGACCCAACATTGTGATCACAGGTTATTCGTCCGATTGGACGCCGATCTATTACTTGACCGCGCTCGTGATTTTCGGTCTTGCCGGATATCGCATCACGCGGTTGTTACTCTGGGATCACGTTCTTGACGGGTTTCGGGAATGGCTATGGCGGCATCGCCCGCCGGAGCGCGGAGGGATCGGCTATTTGTTCACGTGCCCGTGGTGCACGGGTTTCTGGGTCTCATCACTTCTCGTGATCGCCTATATTATGGTTCCAGGGCCAACCACGGTTGTCGCGGTAGTTTTCGCGATCAGCGCGGTGATTGGTTTGCTGGCCGCGCGTGACGGTTCATAGTATGAGCATGAACCGCCTCGCTCCGTTCCTGCACGTGACGACGACAAGGAGCTAGTTCGTGGGGATTTTCTCGCGGGACGATTCGTCCGCGGCTGATCGGTCGTCTTCTCGCGTTCGCGCTCGTAGCGCATCGTCCGCGCTCACACCCGTGACCTCTCCGGTTGTTGCCTCGGCTGGCCCGCTCGCGGTGTTCTCGTCAACTCAGGAGATTCCACCGTATTCAGTCTATCGCCCGTTGACCGCCGCCGCCGCGATTATCAAGATCAACGATAAGGGCGAGGTTGAACAGTTTAAGAATCGTCGGGCCTCGGCCGCGTCCGCCTGGCAGACCGAGGCGTGGGAGTACTACGACGCGATTGGCGAGGTCAAATACGCGTTCAATCTGGTTGCCTCGGTCATCTCTCGAATTCGCCTGTACGCCGCGGTGACGAATGACCCGTCGGACGCTCCGGTTCCTGTCGATTCGGATGCTCGGTTGGATCCAGCGCTTGCGGGCGCGGCTCAGCGCGCGCTGGCGCGTTTGAACTCCGCGTATGGTGGTCAGCCTGGCCTGCTCCGTGACGCGGCGCTAAATCTGTCCGTGACCGGCGAGTGTTACCTGGTGCAGGTTCCTGAGCGTCCCGGGCAGGGTTTGCCGGAGACCTGGGATATTCGTTCCACGGACGAGCTGAGCGTTGATCCGCGCGGTGGCACCATGGTGACTCCTCGCCGCGATCTTGCCGGTGGCGGCATGTCAAGTAATAAGGGAGGGTTCCAGCTTCCGAATAAGGCGTTTGTTGGTCGTATCTGGCGTCCGCACCCTCGCTATTCGGACGAGGCGGACTCAAGCCTGCGCGGGCTGCTCGATCTGTGCTCGGAGCTTCTGCTACTGAATCGCACATTCCGGGCTACTGCTCGCTCGCGTCTTAATGCTGGCGCGCTGTATCTGCCGGACGGTCTCTCGGTTGCCGCGTCACCGGACCCTGACTACCCGTACGATGATGATCTTGATCTGAATCCGGGTATTACCGCTGAAGAGGCCGCGGACGAGTTCGAGGATCAGCTTATCGACGCGATGACGACGCCAATTCGTGACGAGGACTCCGCGTCCGCTGTTGTGCCTCTCATTATTCGCGGGCCTGCGGAGCTTGGCGACAAGATTAAGCAGTTCAAGTTTGAGCGGTCGTTTGATCCGGCGCTTGCGCAGCGCGCGGATCGCGTGCTTGAGCGTATTCTGCAGGGGCTCGATGTTCCGAAGGATGTCGTTACCGGTCTCGCGAACGTGAAGTACAGCAACGCGATGCAGATTGACGAGAACCTGTACAAGGCTCATATTGAGCCGTTGATGCTTCTCATTGTTGACGCGCTCACGGTTATGTACCTGCGACCGTATCTTCTCGCGCAGGGCTGGTCGCCCGGCGACGTCGAGAAGGTTGTGGTCTGGTATGACCCGACTGCTGTGGCAACTCGCAATGATCGCGCGGCTGACGCGGATATGGGCTTTGATCGCCACGCGGTTTCGTTTGATACGTGGCGCCGCGCACACGGGTTCTCGGACGCGGACGCCCCGACGCCGAATGAGCTCGCGTTGCGCATGATGCTCGAGAAGGGGCAGATGCTGCCTGAGCTTGTCGAGTCGATGTTGAACGCGATCGCGCCAGAGATGATGAACGCGGCACGCGGTGCTTCGCAGGCTGCCTCGCCGGCGCCGATTCCACCCGAGGTTCAGCAAATGTTGAAGGGTGGCGCGCCTGCGTCGCCTGCTACGGACACAACGACGCCATCACCCGCTGACACCGTGAGCCCAGCGGCTCCCGAGTCAACTGGAGAGGGCGCGGATGAGCTCCTTCCCGAGTAACGAGGTCACGGACGCGATTACCGCGGCGATTCAACTCGTGCCAGAAGAGCAGGAGATGGCTAAGGCTCTTATTGAGATTGCTGAGAAGTATGGCAAGTTCAATGAGGATGGCACGGGTATCTACGCGGCGTATGCACCGGCGGAGATCAACAAGGACGCGAATATTGGTGTTAAGTGCGCGAACTGCGTGCTGTATCTCGGCGGTACCGAGTGCAGGATTATTGCCCGTGAGGTTGAGCCGGAGGGTAAGTGCCGCCTTGCGGTGATTCCTGATGGCGTTGTGAACATGTCTGGTAAGTCAGACGATGACGACGAACCTAAGCATTGCCCGTGTTTGTCCGCGTCGTGCGATTGCCCAGGGAAACCTGCCGGTTGCGACTGCGCCGAGGACTGCGACTGTCAGAAGTGCGCGGGCGACGATGACGATAACGAGACTGAGATCGAGATTTCGATTTCTGCGGCGGCATCTCGCCCTGCGCCTAAGAAGGATCGCGTTAAAGGGTCAAAACGCAATGCGCCCGGTTCTGCGCAGCGTGGTAAGGCGCGGTCGATTAAGTTTTCAAAGAAGACCGAGGACACGCTCCGCGGCAAGGTGACAAAGCATAACGCGACAGCTAGCGACGGCCGCCGCGCGACACTGAGTATGCTTAAGGCTGTGTATCGCCGTGGTGCTGGTGCGTACTCGAGTTCGCATCGCCCTGGAGTGTCTCGCGACGCATGGGCGATGGCTCGAGTGAATGCGTTTCTGCGTTTGTTGCGTTCCGGGCGCCCTGCGCGTTCGAGTTACGTGCAGGATAACGACCTGTTGCCATCGGCACACCCGAAGTC